CTCTTCAATGTCGCCTTCAATTCCATTATCCAGAAAGAACTGTAGCCTTTTCTCTGCCGCTTTCAGCGAAGCCATACTTCCTTCTAGTTTAGAGCTAAACTCAGTAGGGGAGTCGCCGCTAAATATCCCCTCACCTGGATCGGGGAGACCGCTACGAATACGCTTTGCCTCAAACTTTGACATCTGTGCCCCAGTTAACCGGTGGATAGCAAGATTAATATTTTCTAAAGATTCTCGTTTGAATTTAGAAAATTCCGAAAGAGAGGTTTCTTCTGACGGATCGAGCTTAACTCCAGCCTTTTCTTTTAATCCTGCCACTTTAGACGAAGCTTTCGTCCAGAAAGTTTGGTATTCGGGCTTAAAGTTAGACCGAATAGAGCCGAGCCTTGCGATTTCATCCTTAATATCAATCAATTTGCCTTGTACTTTTGTCTGCTGAGGCTTGGTTAAGTCTCCGACACTGGCTGCTTGAAGTACATTTTTCCCCACCTCAAACCCGCCCTGTTTTCTTATTTTTTCTATCTGTTTTTTATCTGTTGCGGATACATTGACGATTTCCCCGTCTAGCAAGAAATTAATACCCTTACCTACGGCTTCCGCCTTAGCGGCAGAAGTTATACCTTTTGCTTTCGCTTCTTGCTCGGCAAGCTGAGTAGGTGAAGGCTGACTAAAGACGTTATCAAAGTTCTGTTGATTAATAAGAGGATCGACGCCCATTGATTGATCGATAAAACCAACCATCTTCGCCTGCTGGCCAAAAGACTGCTTGAGTTGTGTTATTTTCTCAGCGGCATTTTCTGGGTCTGAGGCATAAATACCCTTAACGCCTTTATCCATTACTGAGACCATATTCTTAATATTGGTCTGGTGCTCTTTGATTTTCTGAATCCGTTTCTGTTCTTCCTGCTCCTGACGTTTTATTTTATTAGCCCGAGCCTGATTCATTACTCCACCCCCTGCGGCGAAGCCTGAACTAAATGCTGTTTGATTTAATGGCATACATACCTCATATTATTTCGCTGGGGTATTACCCCCCCCAAAGAAGCTGGCTAGAATTCCCGCGCCGGTTCCTAATTTATTCTCTCTGGCTCCGTGGAACTGAGCAATGATGTCTGCAATCATCCTTGCGTTTGCTGCGGATATTTCATTCATGCCCATTGATATTTCTGCGCCTAAGGCAGATTCAAGATTTAACTGGTTTAAGTTGACGTTGAAGCTTTCAATATTGGCTTTTGTTTCTTGGTCTAAAAGAGACATATCCGTTGCTAAAAGCTCCTGTTGGAGTTGGAATTCTTTTTCGCCAATCTGTGCGCCGAATTCCGCCTCTTCCTTCGCAAACTCTGCCTCTGCCCTTGTTATGGCGTCAGCAGCGAACGAGCTGCCTGCAATGCGTCTGCTCTTCAGGTTTTCTCTTAAGTCCCCTATAGAGCGTCTACGGCGACCTTGTATAGCCTCTGTTCCGGCCTTTCTTAAACCACCGATTAGCGGGGCGATGTCTCGATTTAAGCCTTTACGTAAATTAGCGAATTCCATCGCTCTTGCGGTTAAGGCGCTTTGCAATCCGCCGATAGTGCCTTGGAGATCTTCGCCTCGGGAGAGAGTGAAAACACCGTCTTTGGTTGTGCCTGTCAGCCCACCGGCTGAGAAGTCGGTGAACTCAAAATCCCGCAAGGGTTGCAAAGCTCGTTTTTCAGCCTCTTCTGCGCGTTTGCCAGACAAATCAAACACATCCCCGAAGAATCCTGTGCCCATTGCGACATTAGGGTCGCTAAAACCGCCACTGAGAGAAAATCCCATTATCGTGTCTCCCACATTCTGGCGTGATCGAGTCCATGAAGCGTCCCACCCCGTCTAATGATTCCATGTCGAGCAATATGCTCGTAGAATCGTTTATCTTTTTCCTGACAGTGCCACACGCAATATACCTCTTTTCTGGTGTCGTTTAGAAAACCAACAGCTTGCTCTATTATCTGTCGCGGGGTTGCCCACGAAAACCATGTTATGTGATGTAAATACATAAAAGAACCCATATTAATGCCAAAAACTACGCCTAAAGGCTTTTCCCCTAAAACCCACGCATGAGTGTAAACAGATAAAATATATTCTACCGATATTTCTGAAAACTCCTTCGCAGAAAGGCCTTCTTTAAATTCATCGAACGCCCCCTTCTTATATGCGGCCCACAGATACTTAATATCGTCCTCTCCGAGAGAGTGGAATTCTGGGTTTCTTTTTACCGTCCGGTTAAGACGAGGTGAAGAAGCGGAAACCGATTTCTTGAATGTCGAAATCTGCTGTACCTGTGTATTTGACTTTGACCTGGAATTCGTTTGACCCTGTTGGGGCGGCAAAGGATTCTCGGGTAAGTCGTCCCGTAAGGCTTTCTGAGTAGTAGTTTCCATCTGAATAGTAATGACCACCGCCATAGGCTTTTATTCCCGAGACTACCGGGAGGTTGATCGTAAGATTTTCATTAAAGACATTTTCACCGTTGTACAAAAGAGTAATATCTAAATCAACTGCATCTCCTGCACGATAGGTAATCCAGCCCTGAATATCGTATATTTCTGCGTCCAAATTTGCTTTAAACGACGCGGAAGTTCTTGAAATAGTATATTCGTCTGTACCCCCGTCGCCTGAACCTGTCCCTTCCATTCGATAGAAGTTACCTGCGGAGTCGCCGAAATAAACATATTCCAACCCGTCTGAAGGGTCGAGCATCGACATAACAGCCGTTGGATTCATCCCAGAAGAATGATTGGTTGTCCATTTTGACCACGGAGAAAGACCGGCCTGTTTTAGGGATTTAAAATAAACCCATGCACTCCCTTGCCCATCAAAACAATACACTCTCTTTAAGCGAGAATTGTAAACCAACGTCCAGTCGGTGTAGGTTTTTAACTTGTCTGAAATAGGAAGTGAAACATCATTCTCTTCAACGTCTCCGAATCGGTCTGACTGTAAAAGACTCTCTATTCGTCCGGCCTTGCCGTAGAGAATATCCGAACCAATAAACACAAGCCCCTCATCACTGCTCGCGCCGGATTCAGGAAAGAAGTCATCAAAGGCAAAATCTTTCGCGGTTGAGCCGGTTAATTTGAAAAGCTCGCCCTCTTTGCTTGAGGTGGCGATGATTCCGAAACCTTTAATCATCCCATTAATGGGGCGATTATCGGGCTGAATTAAGAAATAGGGGTCACTCACGCTAAGAGAAGAAGAGGGCACGTTAGCAACAGATATTTGAGTATAATCCCCGCTTAAAGATCCAACAAAAAGATGCGGGAAGTTTGACCCGTTATCGTGAATGTTTCCAAAAATCGCTCTCTCGTTTGAGATAATACAATACTTCGCTCTAAACACCCCGAAAGACGTAGAGCCTGTTTCATCGGTAAAGGTAACGTCTTGTAACGTCGTGCCGTCCCACTCCATAACGGGTTGAGAAAGACCGATGTCCGTGATGATGACTTTATCTGAGAGTTGCCATGATTGAGAGCGATGACCTCTCAATTTCGCACCAGAAGCCACAGACCCTTTCGAAGCAGAGAAACTTGTTCCATCCCATTCGTAAACCTCTGTCCCGGCCTGGACTAACATAGAGATAGTGCCATCGGATTTTTGGAGATTGACAAATCCGTTTATTTGCCCAAAGTTAGGAGTTGTGCCTAACAGATCAAATGGTTCTCGATTACGATAGGCCGAATTTTTAACGTCAAGAATAAAATTCTGCCCGTCAGCGGCGTCTCTAGCGTTAATTTCGTCTTCCGAGGCGTTTGTATTTAAACCGCCACCAAAACGGAGAATAACCGCGTCTTCTTTTTCAATTCTTTCAGGCATAAGGGTCTGTAATGTTGTTACCGCCGTATCGTGGCGACCATGAATCATCCACCGGCATTTGTCGTAAATAGCGTGCCGCCGTGCCTATCGACCTTTTAAAAACCCCTCCATTGAATTCACGCTTATTCTCTAGTTTCCATTTCTCTGAAAAAGCCGGAATCAAAGCTCGGAAGACAACATCGCTAAACGGTACGGTATCCGCTGCTAATACTAGCTCAGTATCCTTGGAATAACGGTATTTGTAGACATTTCCGTTTTCTGTTGAGGTTGGAATACGGTCTAAGTAAAGCTGCCCGTCTGTCGGCCTAATAGCGCCAACCTGCGGGAGACCGGTGTAATTTGCTGGATAGGTTTGGTCTGAAACTAACTCTAAATATTCACCGGGATACTTCGTGATGTACTGGCCGTTGGTTTCATCCAAGAAAGGCCAGTGGAGTATATTTAAGTCAGAGGCTAGCGCGTAATCCCTGTCACTCGTCACTAAAGTAATAGTCGCCTCAGTGATTATATTGGGCCTTGGTATCTTAATATCCAGATACAGTTGATCGATAGTCTCGTTTATCGCCTGAATCGCAATATCAATATAGGGCTGTTTGCCTGTATGAGTAAGCGATGTCAGCAGGTTATTTGAATTTATAACCTTTGTTTTTTTGAGCGTCTCATTGAGACAATTAAGCAGAGTTTTTGCCATTTAATTTCTCAATAAGGTCAATTTTTTTGTCTGTAGGAGAAGTTTTGATTCCTAATCGTTTACATTCTGCGCGTATTTCGTGCATTTTCTGTGGTTTCTTGACATCCGGTGACATTTCTTGCGGTTTCAAACCCTCAACTAAAGCCGTTAATTTAGCTACCTGATCTCTTAACTCGGCATTTTCGTCTTCTTTTTCATTCGCTTTTGCGTTTGCCTCTAAAATAGCGTCGTAATTAATATTACTATTTGCGGTGGCATGTGGCTTTACAATAGGATCAAAGACTTCTGACGTTCTCCCTTTTTCGTCCTGTACCAGAAGTCGCTGGAAGTTACCCTCTTTTAATACGTCTACCCCAGAGCCTTCAATTAACTTCACTAAGGACGTAGCAGGGCCTGAAGGATCGAACTTGATTCCGTTATTCCTCGCTATTTTTTGTAAAGCGGGACGACGCAATTTCTGGATAGGTGTTCTGGAATCGGTAGTAACTAATGAGGATATTGATTGCATGTGTTCTCCTTAAAAAGGGGGCTTTCGCCCCCTCAAGATTAGGTTAATGAAGTGGCTCCAGACCTTATCACTCTACCCCAATTAGAGTTCAAAATCGCCCCGGTATGCCAAGCCTTCCAAGCGACGGTCATAATTTCATCGTAGGGGTCTGATGTACCACCAGAGCCGAGTCCTTTTACGATCAAGTCAATTGGGCCAAGGTCGTCCCCCGCCATGTACGTGCCGTCAGGATACTGCATACCGAACCCTACCGACCCGATACAGTCCTGGCCGTAAATACAGGTAGAGTACAAATCCACACTAGACGTACCATTTAGACCCGTAGTTCCGAGCGTCGCTCCCGCGTCAGCATCAACGCTTGAATCTTCGCTTGAGATGAACCGAACAGCTTTGCCTGCGACAGATAAAGTCCCGAACTCACCGTTATAGGTATTGACCTGCCCTGCATAGGTTTCGACTGACTTCCACCCCGAAAGAAGGGTAAGGTCAATCGCTACGTCTGGATGAGTCAATCCGATATAAGCAGGGAGAATAGGCGCAGTGGCGATATTCGTAGACCCGGAGGTCATCGGCGTAAAGGTCAATGCAGATAATTTCTCAATCGCATTCACTGAGTTTCGAATATCTGCCAGACGAATCTTTGAATCCACATCACCATCAGACGTACCTGATGCATAAATCGCTGTCAGGTTGTCTTCAGTGATATTCCTCTGAAGTTGATTCAAAGACTGTCCTGCGTTAATGCCCATAACCTCCATGATCTTATCCATCTGACCATTAAAGTTAAAGACATCCGCCTCTTCATTGATAATAACAAAATTACCATATTTAGAAACAGTCGCAGTAACGGCTGAAACAGAGAGCGCAGCAGAACCACGGCCCTGCATGTAAGAAGCCTCGACCTGAAGCTCTGACAACGCCGTAGTAGCCACTGAGAGATTTTCAATCCGCCGCCAACTTACCGTGGCTGTACCGGCATTTTTTTGTAGATCGCCAGGAACCGTACCTAAAAAGTAAGGTGCCCGTACCTTTGCGTTACGCAGAAGGGTTTGCTGAAAAACGACATTGACCGGCTTTGGTAACTCGGTATTGGTCGCTGAAATGGTTAAAGCCATGATTTACTCCTAGCCACCCCTTAAAAGCTCTGCTTTGTGTTTCTGGAACTCATAATCTGACATTCCAGACAAATTAGCTCCTTTATCGGGTTCTGGCTGTTTATTTGATGCATTATGAACAGCCGATGCAATCGCCTCTCTATCTGAAGTTGTTTGTTGGTCAACACTAAAGTCTGTCTTCAGTTCGCTCGCAGCGCGTTTAAGCGCGGCTTGCCATGCTCTCGGGTTCTCTCTACGGGTTTCAAAAGCCTTTTTTATGGACTTATCTTCTATAGCGAGTGCTTCGAGCATACCTCGGACTACGCGGTCAGACGGTTTGAAATCCAGGTCTTTAAGTTCTTCCTGAATACTCCCTACAGCGTCTTTTAAGTCTGTCTCGATTGTTTGAGAAGCTTTTTCTTCGCGTTGTTCGTTGACCCAACCAACAACCTCTTCGAGGCCATCAATTTTCGGTTGTTCTACGGGTTTGGTTTCCTCTGCGTATTGGTCTAACAGGGAATCCAGATCGTCCGGTGCACCTTCTTTCTCAACTGTCTGATCTTCAGCAGCGTCGGATTCAGTCACGGCTTGTTTCATTTAATTACTCCTTAATATTTTTAATACCCGGTCGTTTTCTTTAAATTGACCAGATTCGTATACAAACTTGCTTTTTAATTTCTCTTCCTCAATATCCTCACTTGGAGTATATGTCGGCGGTTTACGTTCTAAATATTTGAGAACAGCCTCCCATCTCGGGTCTGCTCTCAAATCAATCAGAAATCTTTTTTCGCTAACTGATAGCACTCGGCTCCCCCGAAACTATCCCCGGTAACTGACCTTCTTGAGCACCGGGTGGTGAAGGTTCTGAAAGCAGGACATCGATATCCGTCCAGCCCCCTTCTTTGAGGATTTGCTCTACGATTCTTGATAAATCGAGTCCAGTATCTTGACCCATTTGTGCGGCCATTGTATGGGCTTGAAGGGCCATCTGAAGAGACTGGAGTTTTCTCTGTTGTTTTGCGCTTTCTTCTGCGGGACCACCTGAGCCGTGGGCTTTAAAGACAACATTTTCAGGAAGTGTGTCTTTTGAAATCGTTACAAATCCGTTATAAGCCTCAATATAAATAGTAGTTTCTTTTAATGCTTTTCTCCCCATGTCATAGGCCATAGAGAGCCATCTATTCAAAGGGCCGTTCAGGGTTGCTTGAACGTAGTCTACCGTCCTAATCGTGCCTCTTGATATCTCGGCCTCTTTTGCAAACGCGGTAGTGTGAGAGACGGTCTGAGCGCCTAATCGAGGGGCGTTGACCCCTGTTACGTTGGCGTAATGCTGTAAAAACGCGCCATAAGAGGCCATTAATGCTGATGGATCGCCAATCTGAATTGCGTCTATCTTGGTCGATGCGCCCCACAAGGCGCCGGGATAAATCTTTGGTCCACCCGCGTTAGCAAGTTCAGGGTCGTCCTTATCCCACCGGATTGGCGGCATAACATTTAAAGCTCCGGCCATCATTGTCTTGTTTAAAGCATCGACAGCAGCGATTTGGATCGGTCTCCCCTTCATTAACGGTGACGTTGGGTAGGCTGAATCAAGGTGTTCTACATGGTAAGGAAACTCAATATAAGAGTTGACTGAATTAGTGAACCGGATTCTGACGACTTCTTGCGTCCCTTCCCCTGAAACAACAGTAACGATTGTATTCGGGGAGTAAATGGAGTCTATTGTCAGAGAGAGAACGAGGTCTCCCTCGTACTCTAAAATAGTGACTTCACCATGTTTGTTGGGTTTTATCTTAGAAAGATGTTTTGGCATCCATCCGCCATTTTCGTTTTCGGGGTCTGTTACACCTTTTTTGGCCGCTAAGACTAAATCAGCAAGTTTTTGCGTTTTCTCAAAAATAACCGAAGAGCCTATAATATAGCCTTCGTTCATCAAGTCATGTTTAGTGTCATCCAGGTATGTGTTTTTAATCGACCTTGGATAGAGAACAGGAATTATTTGCTTGTTTCTTACAAGGCCTTTAGCCGTTTTCATGTAAACAGACTTATTAACCAGCCGTCCTCGGCCTACACCCATGCCGTATTTAAACGCTTCGGCGTTAATAGAATCTACATTCTGATGAAAATCATACTGACCTTGCCAGAACTGAATAACCCCCTGGGTCATTTTATCAACATTGTCTTGCGTAATGTTTGAGGGTACGTCGTTTTCGTCACCGGATATTAGGGATGAAAAATCAACCCTCTTTAGGTATTCATCTGTTAATTCCGAGTGGGCAGAAAACCAGCTTCCTTCGTTAGGGAACTGCATTCTTGCCGCGTCAGCGGTTAGAACCTCTAATGTCTGGGCCTGTAAGGGTAGCTCCATTTCGGGGAGCCATGCCTTATCCTTGTCAGGTCGCCCTTCTGCGTCTAATTTATGGGTTAGATCTGGCTTCATTGCCAGTTGGCGGTCGATATCCTTCCACTGTTCTTCGAGGTCTTTTCTCGCTTGCTTACGTGTAGAGTGAGTATCGATAACAAGTTCAACGACTTGCTTGAACTCTTTTTTACCAAATTTCTTTTCAGTGACTTTCATAGCGGCCTGTTTGAACATTCTTGTCGATCCACTCGCGGGCATTTTCCATCGCAGATTCTATCCGTCTCTGCTTCTTCTCGTTTTTCGACCAGCCTTTATCACTGTCATGCATGGCTTCAAATTCAACCCACGACCCGCCATCAATCTTGCCTTTAGAAGCCGAAGCCGAAACGAACCACGCGGTTTGATAATAACCCCACGGGTATTGGTTTGGTTTGTTCGTCTCAAGTTCTGTCTCCGCTAAGTAAACAATAGCCCCGTTGTAGTCGACTTTCCCATAAGGATACAGACCCTTAGTTCTGATAAAGTGGTCTAGTTCTGTTTCATTCATACGCTTACCGCTCTTGGCATACCTGTTCTTATTTGTCTTCTGGAGTTTGCTTTTGCAAAACGCCTCATCATCAAAGCATAAAAACAAGCTTTCAAAATATCGTCTCTTGTTTTAGTAAGTTGCCCGCCTTTCCTGTGATAATTTCTGTACTCGTCAAAAAAAGATGTACAAGTGGAAAAGACTTTCAACTCTCCATCTCGGCACCGATCATCAAATTGCTGAACGATTCCTTCTACACCTTGCGCTCCGCCTTTCTCGTTATCATATCGAGCTGACATTGAGAGAAACTTAACCCCGTAAGCTCGATAGTTATCTTTTAATCTTTTACCGTTACTTTTTTCTCTATTCGTCCCGTCATGCGGCCATGATACCGGCACCCAAGTTTCGCCTTGGTTTATCGCTTGAGCGTGTTCTTCTGTCTTTGCGCCTTTTTTCTTCCATGCTCTTGTGATGTAGATAATGTCTTTATCCCTATCCCATGCCATATCGATCACTGCCGCTGGGTGATCGATACCAAAATCTATCCCTTTAATTCTTGCGAAGTGATTTGGTATCTCAAAAGGATCGACTTTTAGTTCTTCTTCAGGGGTTGTGAAGGCTCGCCCTTCGCCCATCATCGGAACACCAAGAGTCCTGGCTTCTCTTTCGTAGTCTTGGTAAGAAGCCGACAATTCTAATTTTGCCTGATTATCAAGGTGAGGCGCATCATCCCAAGTAGCGGTATCAAGATAGATAGCATCCCCGCCATTTTGAAAATGCTCAACAAGTGTTGTTACACCCAATAAAGGGGTGAATGTCACCATTAACATGCCCCCTGATGTCAATAATCGAGTGAGAGCTTCTGTGTAAATTTTCCCCTGGACTTCATTGTCCTCGGGTTCCTCGTCCATCCATACGACTTCGGGTTCTGTTCCTTGCCATTTTCTCCAACCTTGCTCATAGGTCTTTAGGACGCAACTCGAAATACCACCTGAAATATGTTTTACCCTGAATAGATCGACAACATCAGAAATGCCTGCTTGTTTATTTTTAGGTTTCCCGTGGATTTTTTCTTTCGGTATCCAGCCACTTCCTAAATCTTCTTTCGTTACCCCGCCCAGCAGTTCTTTTTGTACAATATCTCTTGAGGTTTCATTCGTTGGCGAGCCTGTCCAGACTAAAACAGGTTCATTAAATCGCTTACCTTCCCACCAGTCCGGATAAATTCCGGTCATGTGCATTGCAACCTCAGCGCCAGCGGTTCTCGTTTTCCCTACGCGATTCCCGGCGCACAACATACGTTCCCTTAGATAGCCTGCGTTATGAAAATCTAACTGCCAGGGTTTCTTTGACCAACCTTCTATTTCTAATGTCTCAGTAAGACCATAAGGAAAATATAAAGATAATTTGTCAAACTTCTGCCTGTATTCTAGTTCTGCAACAATCGCTTCTGTTTGCTTAATATCTAAAGCAAGCAGCTCTTCTTTGAACTGTTTAGGAAACCATTGTGATAAGAAATGATAGTGTCTTATCTTTTGAATAAACTCTTGTTCGTTCAAATCCAGTTCTCTTTTATAAAGTCTTCGTCAACTTCATGGGGCTTTTCTTTGCCATGGAAATAAACAATTCTTGGATCATGATACCCGTCGGCCTTAATATGACATTTATAACTAACCATTTGATTAGGAAAATAGTCATCCAGATATTGATGAGGAATTTCATGTAAAAACCTTTGGTCGTATGTTTCTGATGTATGGCTGTTTATAAACTGCTTCCATATATCAGGCCGATAAGGGAAAGACATAACGCCTGATGCGCCACGCTTTAGGTTATTCGGGTCTCGGATCATAGCAAAGTCACCATCGTAACTTGCTATGTCTTCTAGTGAGCCTGTAATAACAGTGTCTAAACCCATAAATAAAACCCTGCCTAAGTCGTAACGGAAGATTTCCATTATCGGCATATAAGCCTTTAGGTTATGCTTTAAGGGAAGCTGTATAATGTCTTCTTTGAATTCGTAGTCTTTATCGGTCAGACAAATAAATTGAAAATCTTTTAAGTTTCTCTTTATACCTCGGTAAAGTTTTTCTACCCACTCCTCGGTAAAGCAGCGGGAATTCTTATTAACATTTTTACCTTGAAAAAAAACACAACAGACTGTTAGCAATATTGATACCCTTTATAATTAATTATATCGTGCGTTAAAGATTCGTTAAACTCAATGCCGATACTTTCAATGGCTGCTTTGATTTCAGTAAAATCAGTTAGCATCTTATCGGTGTCTATCTTGTATCCATCGAGCTTATCCATTTCGCTTTGATGGGCTGCTATTATTTTTCTCCATCGCTCATCAGAATAGCCGTGTTTTTTCATGAACGGCGCTCTTTTTATGGATTTCAGAATGTCGTCAGGATTACGGTAAAGCTTTATATATGTTGGATCGAACTCTTCAAACAATTCCCAGTTAAAGGCATCTACTTTTATCATCCACGGTTTTGTGTAATTTTGCCCTTCTAAAACTTCAAGACACATAGATTTAAAATTATCAATCCGTGCCACCTCAAGCGTATCATAAACTTTTGTTACGTTTCGCTTAATGATTCGATGGATACGGCTGTTTTCATGGTAAGGAATTGGATTATATTCATCCGGGGGTTTAGTTGGCCCTGTCCAGACTCCGTGCCTATACAGTATGTGGCAAACGAGAGACGACCTTGACCTGGCCATTGTCAAAACAACTATATCCGTCTTCATTTACACTCCCTACAAGTTTATCGCCAACCCACAACCCATACGCAGGAATATCTTTTGTTACGACAGACCCAGCGCCAACCATGCAAAACTCTCCAAGCGTGACACCACAGACGATAGTCGCATTAGCCCCAATTGCAGCACCCTTTTTAACCAGCGTTTTAACGATTGGTTTTTTGACATGCGATCGCGGATAAAGGTCGTTAGTGAAAACACAACTTGGGCCACAAAAAGAATCGTCTTCAAGCGTAACGCCTTCATAAATAGAGACGTTATTTTGTATCTTAACCCTGTCTCCGATCTGAACATTAGGCCCGATAACAACATTCTGGCCTATATTACAGTCTTTTCCGATCTGAACATTTCCCAAGATATGAGAAAAATGCCAAACCTTCGTCCCGGTTCCTATCTCGACACCATCGTCGATAATAGAATTAGGCGCGATGAAGGACAATGACAATCCAGGTTCCCGATGCGAGATTCACCGTACCTGCGGAGGCGTTGTAAAACGACACCTCGATAGTATCAGCCGCACTTACTGCCCCTGAATGAATAATTTCCTGCATATCATAAGGTGCAATCGTGATCACTCCGTCACCTACAGCAGCACCAGGGAAAGTACCTGTAGCCGAGCCGTCGACGGTGGTTGCCATTGAAGGCGGATCGATAGTCACTTCCTTACAGGAAATACCTTTAATCAACCCGTCCCCCGTGAAAGCCTGGATAAACTGGCCAAACTTAATATCAGTATGTGGGGATGAAATATCTATATCCATTTTAAACTCCTAGTGGTTGTATAATTTACGGCAAATCCTGCATCCTCGTTTGCCGTGTGTTGGGTTAATATAAGTATTTTCTTTTGTGAATTTATGCCCTCTTTCGCAATGAGTCATATTTTTTCTTTGGGGATTACCCATTATTGGACTACGCATTGAGTTCTCTTTTCTTGTGACCGCTTCTAAATGTTCTGGATTTACACAACATCTAACGCGGCAAAGATGATCAATGACTTTTTCCGGATCTATCTTTTCTTTATTATACAGCTCGTAAGAAACTCTATGGGCATATTGTTTTCCTTCACTTGAATCCACATAAAAAGTAGCATATCCATTCTCTTTTATGTATCCATCCCATAACCAACAGCCAGACTCAGGAATACGAGTAAACTTGTCTTCAAATCTTTCTTTTATCGAATTATGCATATTTATCAATTATCTCCTTTGTCCTGCCAGATAATGACTTTACCTTACCTTGAAATATATTTCTTGCTGCGTTAGACCAGTACTTTATTTCCCCGTCTCTATCAGGCACCTCACGAGTAAAGTTAGTTGTGCACCACTCAGGCTCCCAATAGTGCCCTGAATCGTCCAAGGGGACACCTGCAACGGTAATTGAGTCGTACCCAAGAGCAAGACCTGTGTAAATTGCGTTAAGTCCTGAACTGCCGTGTCCGGGCCATGGCCAATTGTGTTTGGCTCCATAGCAAGAATGTTGATGAATATTCTCGCCAAGGTCTTTTTTGTACCTTGGTCGTCGGGCGGAAACCCAATGAGGCAGCATTTTGTAATCGTTTGAGTAAGCGTGTGTGATTTTACCGGGGAAGTGCATAATCATATCGTTTATACACATCACATCTGGTACGCGGTAATAACCTTCGTAAACAGGATAATCAAGCTCATTCCAGACATTTCGGCCAGAGCCTACAATTAAAAGCCCCCCTGAGAAGGTTCTTTTTAATTCTGGACACTGGTTGAGGGTGATTCCGAGCGACTCAAACATCGTCTTTAGCGGTTTCTTCAAATTCATCCATACCGATAATTTCCTATGTGGCCCAATTTAATAGTGGGATCGAGGATGATTTTACCCCCTATTTTCCGCCAGTCATAACACATTGCATAATCTTCGCTCAAATACAGAGATTCGTAGCCTATTTTTTGCACTCTTGGGTCGTACCATGCAAAACAATCGTCTACATGACCCTCTATATGTTTGCGTTCTGGGTAAGCCTCCATCATTTTTATGAAAACGTCTCTTTTCACCATAAAAAACCCAGTTCCGGCATAATCTACTTCAAAAGGGGCTTTTCGGCCTTTAATCTCGACTAATTTACCCTTTTCCCACGCAGAGAGCGGTTTATCAGGCCGTTTCATCGAATACGCGGCGACAGCTACGTCTTCATCCAGTTCCCAGAGCCTTAAAACGTCCTCAACTTTAAAATCAATGTCTGCGTCGATAAATAGAAGTCTTTCGTAGTCAGTTTTCAGAAAAGTGGCTACGGAAGTATTCCTGGCTCTTTGAATCAAAGATTCGTTGGTCGTAATTAGAAAGTCATGTTCAAATTTCGATTCGGTGAAGAATTCTTTCAGGTTCAGAGCAGACTGAAAATAAGCTGAAGTACAGTTCCCGCCATACATAGGAGTACAAATCAATAAGCTCATTAATTGTCCACCAATATTATGTCGTAGTCTGCTTCAACTTGCGCCGTCGCCCCGTTACCTTGGGAGCTAAATTTAATATCGGTCTTCTCTCCTACGTCAATAGAGTGAAAAAAGACCTCTTCAATAGGTGTGGCGATCCCATGCCAGTGATGGATCGCCCTCCAGCCCTTTGCGGGAGCAGAGATGATATCCGCCCTCTCTCTTACCTTTACTTCAACATCAACACTTTTACCTGTATCCATTGAGATAGAGATTCTCTTTATATATCCTGTCTTTCCGGCTGGGACAGTATAATAGCTTGACTGAGACTGTCCTGCGTCCGCTGCTATCTGCATTTGAATAGTTGAGCCGGAATCCTCCACAACATTAATTGTGCCAAGATTAGAAACACCGTAAGCCCCTACGTCTTCTATGGACGCTCTTAGTACGCGTATATAAGTGTTTGTCGTAGAGTCCCCGGCAATTGTACCGTCTGTAGCATGAAGACTTAATGTTTCCGATTGCTCTACAAAGTTGGCATCAAGGCCTTCGATTGTTACTGTTCTGGCTCCAGTAACGGAAGCCTGATTATCTCCCGCGTTAGAGCTGATTAAATGAACCGTCCTTGCAACCGTGAGATAGGTTAAATCAACCCCCACTGTCCATAGGTCTTCAAAAGATCCATTTGGAATACCGTTATTTTCGCCAAATTTATGTTCTGAAGAATGACCATTTACTTGACCTTTCGTAACTTCAAAAAAGAAATTCTCTCCCTGAGTAATCACCTTTCCTTCTGAGGTAAAAAGTATAGGCACCTCTAATTTATCGCCAGTATTTTTTACTCCATATACAACGTTTGTCATGCGGCTATACCGCTAAGAATTGATGTTCCTGACAATATTGAAGTTCCCAAACTGTTTGCTGGATCGCCGCTCGTAGGCTCATACGCTCCTAAAGACGGAGGCACAGAACGTCTCCGGCCTCTCACATCACGGTCTTGCCATGATATAAACTTTCCTGCGCCTTTAGCGGGTGAGTTTGGACCTAGTTTATAATCTGATGTTAGTAAAGGATCTAATGTTTGTTCATCAGTCTGAGAAAAATCAGGAGCTTCTGTTGCGCTACCTCCTTCAATATAACAACTGTCCATTGTCGAAGTTAATGTACCTGTACCAGATTCTACGGCTTGAAGCGATCCTGTATTACCCTCTAAAATACAGTTTACCATGTCAACATTAAGTGAGTAGGTTGCAT